TGACCTTGAAGAAGGTAAGAAAAAGGCTAAAGATGATGAGAAAAAAGAAGACGAGGAGAAGAAAAAGATGAAAGAAGAACTCGCTGAGGCTCTTTCAACTGTTGATACTCTTAAGTCTACTATCTCTGAAATGAACCTTTTAAATAGCAAACTCCTCTACTGCAACAAGCTTTTCAGAGCTAATTCTTTAACAGAAGCTCAAAAAATTAAGGTGGTTGACGCCTTAGACAAAGCTGCTACAACTGGTGAAGCTAAATTAGTATTCGAAACTCTCGAAGAATCTTTTGCTTTTACAGGTGTAGAAAAAAGAGCTATTCAAGAAGGTTTAGGACGTGCTTCTAAGCCTGCTGGAGTTGCTCCTAAAAAGGTTATTGCGGAATCAGTTGATGAGACTGTGTCTCGATTCCAAAAACTCGCAAACATTAACAAATAATTTTAGAAAACATGAATGTTAACACATTATTAGAGGGCGCATCCCCGCTCCAACATCAGCAGAATGAAGCTGCTAAGTTGGCTAGCAAGTGGGAAAAGTCCGGACTCTTGGAAGGCTTAAACGGCCACGAGAGCGAAAAAGCAAACATGGCTGTTCTCCTTGAGAACCAAGCTAGACAATTAGTAAATGAAGTCAATAGCACTGGTACTGGTACTTCTATCACTGCTGGGTCTTCAGAAGCTTGGGCTGGTGTTGCTCTTCCACTTGTTAGAAGAGTATTCGGTGAGATCGTTGCTAAAGACCTCGTGTCTGTTCAGCCAATGAACCTCCCTTCAGGCCTTATCTTCTACTTAGATTTCCAATATGGTCAAGCACAACCAGGATTCGCTGCTGGCTCTTCTTTATACTCAGTAGATTCTACTACGCTTAAAGAAACAGAATTACCTGCTGTAGGTAAGGGTAGTGGTCTTTATGGTGCTGGTCGTTTCGGTTACTCAATCAATGATACCGCTTCTATTGTAACTTCTTTAAGTACTACAGCTAATGCTTTATCTACTTATACCACAGGTTCTATAAACGCTGCTGACTACAATTATAACGCTGAATGGTCTGCTTCTCATGCAGGTCAATTTAATGCTTCAAACGCTTCTGGTGTTTATAAAGTAATTGTTGATGCCACTGATGGTCTTATAGATTATGATCCTGAAGGAATTAGAGCATTTGAACTTTCAGGTACTGGTATTTTAGAAACTTTCAATGAGTTTACTAAATTAAATGGTGATAATATTGAATTCCTTGTTTCTTGTTCTGGTGATGCTGGTGCTATTAGCGCATTAACTGTTCAGTACCAAAAAGGTCCAGATAACCTTAACGACAGAGGTGATTTCGAAGAACTTGATTTTGATGGAGTAGGTTCTCTTGATATCCCTTCAATCGATGTTAAATTAAACAGCGATACTGTTACAGCGAAAACTCGTAAATTGAAGGCTCAATGGACACCAGAATTCGCTCAGGATTTGAATGCTTACCACAGCATCGATGCTGAAGCTGAATTGACTTCTATTCTTTCTGAGTACATCTCAATGGAAATCGATCTCGAGATCCTCGACATGTTGATTAGAAACGCTGACACTACAGATTTTTGGAGTGCTAAAATTGCTAGAGAAAGAAGCAACACAGGTGTTGCAACTGATTTAAGCTCAGGTGTTTACTATACTAAAATGTCTTGGTTCCAGACCTTAGGTGTTAAACTCCAAGCAGTTAGCAATACTATCCACCAGAAGACTCTTCGTGGAGGTGCTAACTTTATGGTAGTTTCTCCAAGAGTAAGCACAATCTTAGAATCTATTCCTGGATTCGCTGCTGATTCTCCTGGTGATTCTAACAAGTACGCGATGGGTGTTCAGAAAATCGGTGCTATCAACTCTAGATACACTGTTTATAAGAATCCATACATGACTGAAAACACCATTTTAATGGGTTATAAAGGTAACCAATTCCTCGAAACAGGTGCGGTATTTGCCCCATATATTCCATTAATTATGACTCCACTTGTGTATGATCCTGTATCCTTCACTCCACGTAAAGGAATCATGACTCGTTACGCTAAGAAAATGGTTCGTCCAGATTTCTATGGTAAAATTACCGTTACTGATCTTAACGAATTGTAATAGAGTTATTATTATAAATTTAGAAAGAGCCGCAATTGCGGCTCTTTTTTTTTATATGTATTAATGTTAAACGTTTAAATTTTTATATTATGGCTCAAAAAACCAAAATTAACCTTAATAGAGAATATACTCTTAAACAAGGAATAGCTGAACTTCAAGATATTATTGATAGTGTTCAATTCTTAACCCCAGGTGAAAATACCTTACCTACTGCTGACCCAGCATCTGCAGGTGCTTTATTTATTACTGGCTCAGATGGTATGAATTTAGGTAGTATTACTGGAAGTGGATTTGCTGTTCTTTGCGTGTCTCAAGGATAATATTTATTTAATTATTATTAGAAAGGCCGCTTTAAGCGGCCTTTTTTTATATTTATAATCGTAAAACGTTTCAAACCATTTATAATGGCTAAACAAAATATTGAAAAGACCCCACCAAAAGGGCCTATTCGCTTCTCAATCAGCCTTTCAGAGGAACAAAAAGAAGCCAAAGAAAAAATTCTTCAAAGACCGTTTAATTTTATTATTGGTAAAGCTGGTAGTGGTAAAACATTACTTGCCGTTCAAATAGCATTAGACATGCATTTTAAACGTATGATTAATAAAATTGTAATCACACGCCCAACAGTATCAAATGAAGATAACGGGTTTTTACCTGGTTCACTTGAAGAAAAATTAGAACCATGGTTAGTTCCAATTCGTTCTAATATGAGAAAGGTTTATAATAAACCAGATATCTTATCTAAAATGGAAAGTGAAGAAAAAATTGAATTAGTTTCACTTACACATTTTCGTGGTAGAACATTTGAAGATGCTGTGTGTATTATTGATGAATTTCAAAATTTAACTAAACAACAATTCCAAATGTGTATTTCACGTTTAGGTAAAAATTCAACAATGATATTTACAGGCGACAGTCAACAAATTGACTTAAAATTCAAAAACGATTCAGCTATACATGAAGTAGCTAAAATTCAAGGATCACAATTTGTTAATAAAATAATATTAAAAGAAAACCACCGCCATGAAGCTTTAGATGAAATATTTGAGTTGTTGAAAGATTATAATTGATTTTATATTTTTTCATATTTATAATCAAATACTATATCTATGGCAACAATTTCAATTTGGCCGGGGTCTGCATCATTTGCAGATACAACCAACCCTACTCCTTTTGGATTCTATGATAATGATACCTCTTTTACATCTTCAGCTAACCAAGTTGCTACTTGGTGCGCTCAGAGATTAGGCTATCCTATTGTAGATATAGAATTACAAGCAGTAAACTTTTTTACAGCATTTGAAGAAGCTGTAACTACTTATGCCCAGTATGTTTATCAATATAAAATAATTGAAAATATAGGTAGTTTAGAAGGATCTACCACAGGTAGTAATTTAAATAACCAATATATCCAACCTAATTTAGGTAATACTATAGCTATTGCTGAACAATATGGAACTGAAGCAGGTACTGGAGGTAATATTGATTATAAAACAGGCAGTATAAACGTAATTGCAGGCCAACAAAGATATTCATTAACAGATTTATTTACTAATGTTAGTGAATCAGGAAACAATATAGAAATAAAAAGAATATATCACTATGCACCACCAGCGATTGTAAGGTATTTTGACCCTTACGCTGGTACAGGTACTGGTATTCAATCGTTGATGGAAACCTTTGGGTTCGGTAACTACTCTCCAGGTGTAAACTTTATGTTAATGCCTATTTATTATGATGCCTTAAAAATTCAAGCAATTGAATTTAATGATCAAATTCGTAAATCAGCTTATAGTTTTGAACTTTTGAATAATAATAATTTAAAATTATTCCCACGTCCTGCACGTAGTGAAAAATTATGGTTTGATTATGTAGTTAAAGAAGATCGAAATAATGTTGTTAGAAACACTAATAGAGGATTAATAACTGATGTTTCTAATGTTCCTTATTCTAATATAAGTTATTCTACTATTAATACACCGGGTAGACAATGGATTTTCCGTTATACATTAGCAGTTTCAAAAGAAATGCTTGCTAGTGTAAGAGGTAAATACTCAACTGTTCCTATTCCAGGAGCTGAAGTTACAACAAATGCTAGTGATTTAAGAAGTGAGGCAGCTGCTGAAAAAACAGCACTTATTGACGAGTTAAAATTAATGCTTGAAGAATCTTCAAGATCTAAATACACGGAGCGAAATGCCCAAATCGCCCAAAATACACAAGATACCTTAGGAAAAGTCCCTTATCCAATATATATTTACTAATGATAAAATTAAAAGATATATTATTTGAAGATGTAAAATTATATGCTGTAGATATAGTTATAGTATCTGACAAGGCATCTAATTTTACTGATATAGTAGATAATATGAGAGCTACTAGAAAAGTTACTATTGTAAATGCTAATACTTCTGATGAGATTGAAGCCAAAAATAGAGCAAGAACAGATGGTAAAGAAGTTCATACAGCAACTTTAAAATTCGTCGCAGGTAAAGACCCAAAACAAGATTTAGAATTTTTAAAAACCACTATGTTAAAAAGTGATAGTGGGGATCCTGAACAAAGAATACCAGGTTTACGTCATTTAATTTTTAAACCCGAAACCTTAGTTAGAATATAATGCCATTATTTGGAGGAGCTAGAGATATATCATTGTTTAGGACAATGAATAAAGAACTGATTAATGATATTATTCAGACGGAAATAGGCTTTTATAAATTTGTTCTTCAAGATTCTGAAACCAATGTTTATGGTGAATCAGATAAAAAGGTTTATTATGAACCAATGTTAATCCCTGCTCTAATTACAAGAGAAGACCAAGCGTGGAATGAAACAGATTTTGGCCCTGATTCTACTCAACAAATGACGTTTGCTTTTTTAAGAGCAACTTTAGTAGAAAAAAACATAGTACCTGAAATAGGTGATATTGTATTATATAATAATGACTATTTTGAGTTTAATAGTATAGTTGAAAACCAATTTTTCTCAGGTAAAAATCCTGACTACTCTATGAATCAAGATACTGATAATTTTGGTGTTTCTCTTTCTATTATTTGTAAAGCTTCTAAATCAAGAATAGAACAATTAAAAACAATTCCATTTAGATCTGGTATTTATCCTACAACTACTAAAGTAGAACAAACTAACGCTAACCCTCGAAATCAATTATATAGCTAATGGCCACTAGAATATCTAAAAAACCAACAATAGCTAGACAATATGAATTGTCTCAACAAGCTATAATTGATACAGCAGTAGATCAAGGTGGGTCACCTGATGTTCCCGCTATTGCTTTAGGGCCTGATATTAGACCTAATCAAAATCGTGCTAATATTATTAGTAAAAATGATTCTAAAACCAATGGTGATTTTCATTTAGGTTTAGAAGCTATTGATGAATCAATATTTTATTATTTTGAAAATATAATTAAACCATCAGTTTTATCTAATGGAGATATGATTGATGTTCCTGTGATTTATGGTTCAGGTGAAAGATGGAAATTAGCCCAAAAAGATGGGTTTTATAGAGATAAAAATGGTAAAATTCAAACTCCTCTTGTTATGCTTAAAAGAGAGAGTATTGAAAAAAGAAGAGATTTAGGTAATAAATTAGACGCTAATTCTCCTCAATTATATATTACCCACCAAGAAAAATATACTAAACGTAACCAATATGATAGATTTGCATTAGTAAATAACCGTATTCCACAAAAAGAATTTACAGCAACAGTAGTTCCTGATTACGTTAATTTAACTTATAATGGTATTATTTGGACTGATTATATCTCTCAACTTAATAAAATTATTGAGGCAGTAAACTATGCTTCAGATGCTTATTGGGGTGATCCTGAAAAGTTTAAATTTATGGCTATGATTGATTCATTTAATAATATAAATGAATTATCAGGTGAAGATGGTAGAATAGTAAGAGCTAATTTTAGTCTTAAATTACAAGGATATATTGTTCCTGATAATATTCAAAAGAAATTAAGAGAACAAAATACTAGATTTTTTAGTAAAGCTCAAATAATCTTAAATCAAGCAACCACAGTAATTGATGAACCAGGACAAAAAATCAGATCAGTCAAATCTATCACTACAGGAGGTGGGGGTAGTGTTCAAAATATAACTACTCAAAATATTGGAGGAGATGATGATTGGACAGCTACTGAAACTCTTTTAATTAATGGAAGTAATAGAAACGTTCAAATAAATAATGCATATTTAACAGTTGATATAGGAGATACTAAAACAGATGATATTTTTATTATTAAAAAATCTGGAGATGAGCAACTTAAAGTAAATAATGATGGTGTTTTATCATTAAAAAATTTTAGCACTTTTCCTACTGCCGTAGAAGGAGGGTTACTTATTAAAGATAATAATTTTTATATAGGAATTTAATATGTATAAATGTTTAATACTAATAAGTTATGGGTACATTACAAGAACTTAAAAATAGAATAAAATTTAATCAAGAAGATAATCAAAATCCTCAAATTGAAACCCCACAAGTTGATATAAAAGTTGAAAAAGATAATCTTTTTGAGTTAGAAGAAGCAAGATATATGTTAAATTTAATAGCAAATAGTGATTTTAAAGGTAGAGATATACAAGTTGTATATAACATAGCTTTAAAGCTTCAAAATACATTACAAACCATAAACGATTAATATAAATGGCAAACTGGAAAAAAGTACTAGTCTCAGGTTCAGCTATTGAAATCCTAAACATTACTGCGAGCGACTTACCACAAAGTTCAGGTGGTGGTGATAAAATAGTAGTAATTGATACTGACACAGGTCGATTAGCATATACATCCTCAGCTGCTGGAGGAGGTGGCATCTTTACAGATAAAACTGGTTTTTATGATACTCCAAACAGTTTAAAAGTAACTGGGTCTACATTACAACCTGCACCTCTTGAAGATACAAATGAAACACGAGGAGCTTCTTCAGCAAATAATAATTATGCTTTTATAGTTAGCCAATCTGCTTGGTTTAATAATCATAACGTAGGCCATCCTAATAGTTTGTCGTGGGGTTCTAATTTAAATGGATCCATATTTAATGATTATAATTCAAATACTGATGTATCTGAAATATTAAGAACAATCGTTGGTATTATAAGTTCTTCTCATGCTGAGGCTGTAGCTAGTCCTTTACCTAATACTAGAACATTTAGCAATGTTTCTCAAACTAGAAATAGTAATGCTTCTATATCTCGTGGTACTACTGATTTTCCTGAGGGTAATATTCCTTTAGAATCTACAGATCCAAATGTTCAGTACACAATAGATAAGGGTTTCTCAACCGCAGGACAAAAATTACTTGAAAATATTTCTACTATATATAATGACCCTAATTTATATTGGGATTATGATTCAGTAGCTACTGGTATTACTAGTGTAAGTTCTGACGCAGGAAATCCTCAATTATTTGGCTTAGGGCCAAAAGCTTCTCCTGGTATTGACGTTACTATTAGTCATGTTAGACAATTTGATGGTGACGGTACTGCATTTACCCAGTTTGGAGCGGATTTTAGTTCTTCCCTCCATCTTTTTTCAAATAGCAGCATTAACACAGTTACTGAAGGTATTGATCTTAATACAATTGAAACCCTTAACCCCACAGTTATTCCTAGTGTTTATCTTGATGGTTTATTTACAAACCTAAAACCCGAACCAGGGGTTAGTGGGTTATTTATGATTGATGGTAATAATATAGCAGGACATAATAGTCAATCTATTAGTTCTTCTGGATGGTATCGATCTGATGCTGTAGTTAAAATATACACTGGATCACAAGGTGCTACTGGTGGTGCTGCTTATGGTAATGGAGGTGGTTTAGCAGGTACTTCTATATTCTATTTCCCAATAGGGCAATCAGGTATATTTAATACTTTACAAACCCAATTAAGCACTGATACTTCTTATAGCAATTCTTATATGGTTACTAGTAGTTATTCTACAAGAAATTTATCTGGAGCTCCTTATATAAATAGTATTACTTATGATTTTTATAGTACTGCATCAAATGCATTTAAACCTTTATATACTAACGATGCTACTATAACTTCTGTAGCTGTTGGGACTACTAATTTAGTTAATGGAAATACTACTAACTGCACAGATATAACAAATGGTGATTTCGCAGAATCTAACTTCACTAATACTACTCAAAACAGTTCCGGACAAATCAGTAATGCAGGAACTGTATTTAATGGAGTTACTGACCAAAATGGAGTTGTTCCTAATATAGAATCTGAAATTCGTTTAACCCAAACCCGCACTTTTAATCCAGCTAATGGAACTGATACTAATATGCAATTAATCACTGCTAATAGTACAGATGATACTATTAGTGTAAGTTTTACAACAGAAAAAATTGATACTGATGGGACAGAAGGAAATGTCTCTGAAACATTTGCATTTAAACCTCATACTGCAGGAACATTAGGACAAGATGTTACTAGTGGTTCAATGGTATTATTTGCTTCCAATGATGGACAAGATACTTCTACTCAAACTACAAGTGTAGGGACTGAAAAATTTACTGGAGAAGCTTATAGAAGAACTATTGGAGATTGCACTACTGTAGGTGAGTTAAGTAATAGTTTTGATTCTGGATCTGCTTTAAGTAACAGCACACCAAGAGATGCTCAAGTCAAACCAGGTTTCTTAGTTATTCCTGGATCAAGTTATGGCTACTGGTATCCCGCAGGCACTTATTATAATGCTGCTAACTATTATTGGTATTTAAGAGAATTCGATTTTGTAACACCTGGTGGACCTAGCCAATTAGCAGTTTCTTTAACTGGAGGTGGTGGTAGTAGCCCAACAATAACAGGATTAGATGATACATCTACTGCTAATACTCTATCTATAGGATTTATTTTTGAATCAGGTATAGCAGCTGGGGCAGGAGGTAGAACAAACATAGTTGATATAACCAAAGCTATTAGTTCTGATATATCAACAGGTAATTCTAATCCATTCACAAGTAATATTAATTTAGTAGGATGGACTGGTGGATCTGCTTATAGTAGTGGTGCTGCTACTATTGTATTCAGTGAAGCTGCTAATCTTACAATTAATAACACTTACTCTAAAGTTTGGGCTTTAATAAGAATGAGAGGAACTGTCGGTGGTCAAAATGGATTACGAAATCTACAATTAACAGTTTCATAATAAAATAACTATAACAATACAATATATAAGACATGGCTCAATTTGATGCAACAGATTTTAGTAGTAGAAAACTCCAAGGTAGAAGATATACTGGTCTTCCTTTTGATAGCCAAGAAGCTTCTACATCTACTATTGATATACAAAGTAGTGAAATACTAACAGATGACCGATACATCCCTACAGGAAGTCTTCCTTTTAGTGGGTCAAGTCAACATTTATTAATAGCTTCTAGGAGTCTTACTGATGATACTATAGTTCAAGATAGTGCCGATGACGGTAATGTTTTACAATATCATTATAGGCATAAGTTAACTAGAGCTTTTAGTAATGACACTAACAGAGAAACCTTTTATTTTTTAAGAGACGAACCTGCTACAGCTGCTACTAAAATTGGTTCCGACCAATTAATTACAGGTTCTCAATATACTAATTTTATCAGTAATAAAAATCTTGGAGCAGATGTATATGCTACTTTAGGAGCGGGTGATGCTGAGAATGCTTTAACTAATGGATTAGCTTATAATGTTATTGTATATAAAAGTACCGACTCTGACAAAAATAATGTCACTGTAGGAGATGTTATCGATGCAGGTAATTATGTATTTGATTATAAAACAGGTATATTAAGTTTTACCAGTGATGATGCTGTAAATCCTGATTCTGGTGAATTTATCTATATGACAGCTTATCGTTATGTAGGTAGAACATTAAAAGATCAATTAGCAGATGGCTCTTTAGGAGGTGGATCCGAAACAGAAGCTAATCTAACTGCTTTAAATATATTTACTGGCTCAATTCAAACAGAAGTAGATGCCTTAAATACATTTACTGGTTCAATCCAAACTGAAGTAGATGCCTTAAATACATTTACTGGTTCAATCCAAACTGAAGTAGATGCCTTAAATACATTTACTGGTTCAATCCAAACTGAAGTCGATATTTTATCAATTAGCGCATCTGTTGGTATTCATTTTATGACCAGTAGCGCTACTGCTGGTACTTCTTTAGGACTTGCACAAACAGCTTCATTTGGCGCTTCTGGTAATGGCCTTACAGTAGATGAAACCAGTGGTACTATAACATATACAATTACTCCTGATGATGTTCTTAATGGAATTACAAGTACATCAACCTTTAATTTTACTGCAAGTGTTGCTACAACAGCTCTTTCAGCTTCAACTATTGAAATAACTGATGATAATACTACTAGCCAATATTTTGGAGTAGTATTTGCTGATAATACTGGTAGTGGTATTAGTTTAAAATCTGATAGTAATTCAGGTTATGGTTTAACTTATAACCCTAGTACTAATGCCCTAAGAATAGGGGCTGAAGCAAATAGGAGCATAAGCATTACTGCTGGTGAAACATCCCATAATTTAACAGCAGATCAGGCTGCTGATACAATTAATATTTTTACTACATCAAATGCAACTGTAAATGTTGGTACAAGTGCTACTGCTTTTACTTTAGGTAATGACAGTGCTATTTCAACAACTACTCTAAATGGTCATACAGTTAATGTTGGTAGAGCTGAAGGTACTGTTAATATATTAGGTTCAGCAAGTATTGCAGGTGATTTAATTGTACAAGGTGATACTGTTACTATTAGAACTACTAATTTAAATGTTGAAGATAAATTTATATTATTAAATAGTGGATCAAATACAGGTGATGGTGGTATTGTAGTTCAAAATACTGCTCTTAATGGAACAGGCCAAGGTTTATTTTGGAATGACCAAACTAGTCGTTGGGCAGTAGCCCCAAACATATCAGCTGTCGGAAGTATAAACCAAGATCCACGCCAATATATTGTTACGGTATCTGCTTCCCTTGAAGATCCTCTTTCAAATCCACAAGACTATGGTGATACAGATGAATATTATGGTATGATGCACGTTAATACTAGTAATGGTGAAATTTGGATTTATTCTTAATAAAAAATAAATAAATTTAGTTAAAGCGCTCATTGAGCGCTTTTTCTTTTATATTTATATATAACAAATATAAATTAAAAGTTATGTTACAAGTTAGATTAGAACCTCAAGAAATTCAATTTGCAATCGCTGCAATCCACCAAACCCAAATCATGGGTAAAGACGCTCACGTTGTTTCTGGTTTATTAAGAAAATTTGAAGATAAATTAGCATCTATTCAGGAAGTTAAAACATCTTAATAGGTATCACAGAACACTATTGTTGGCCTTTAAATGTAAGGGAAGTAGGCGAATTGTTCGTATCTAACCGCGATAGAATTAGTATTGTATGCCAAATTGGAAAAAAGTAATCGTATCGGGATCGAATGCGATTTTAAGTAATATTACAGCTAGTGGCGATATCTCCGCCAGTGGGGATATCTATGCAACTAATTTCTATGGAAATTTTGAAGGCACTGCTTCAATAGCATCTGCAGTTACAATCACTGAACTAGATAGTCCAGCATTTTTTAATGTATTATTTACTAATGGTAGTAATCTTTTTGCTACAGATAATACATATGGGGATTTTGTCTATAATCCCTCTTCAAACACTCTACAAGTAGATAATATTGTAGGTACAGCTTCATTAGCAACAACATCTTCATACGCTTTAACTGCTTCATTAGCAACAACATCTTCATACGCTTTAACTGCTTCATTAGCAACAACATCAACAACATCTTCATATGCTTTAACTGCTTCATATGTTGAAGGAGCTGTTAGTATTAATGGTAACACTAATAATAATATCCTTACTGCTACAGGCACTGATACTATTCAAGGCGAATCAAATTTAACTTTTAATGGATCTACATTAAATATAAATGGCGGGATAACTGTTAATCCTCAAGGTTATTTAGGATTTATTGATTTGTCTGCTTCTCCAGGCGGAGCTTCTGTTAATATAGGTGATGAAAATCAAAGTAATAACGGCACTTTCTTTAAAGTAGACGATGAGAACAGTAATATTACTTTTAATTTTGATGATCCAGTAATTACTCACACCGTTACATCTACTGGATTTAATATTACTGGGAATATTACAGCATCAAATGATATAAGTGCAAGTGGTGATGTATATGCTGATAACGTTAGAACAGATACAATAATATTCCCTAATGTTGGAGGTAAAATTACTACTCCTGATGGTCAGATAAATGATGATTATGTTACTTTAGATGGTACTAATAGATATTTTAGTGTTGTTTTAGATGCTACAGATTTATTAAAAGTTGATTTTAATAATGAATTAATCACCTTAGGTGAATCAACTAAACATGGATCAGCTACTAATGATACTCACCAATTTACTGGTAGTGTTGATATAAAAGGTAACACTAACATTGATGGTAATTTAGTAATTAATGGTGACATAACCGCCGAACAATATATCGTTAATTCCACAGTTACTAACGTAACAATGTCATTTAGTAGTGGTTCCACCATATTCGGCGACTCACTAGATGACACACATTTATTCACAGGTAGTGTTGATATAACGGGTTCGTTAACTGTAGAGGGAATAACATATCCTACTACAGACGGTGACAATGGCGACGTATTAATAACAGACGGCGCTGGTAATTTATCATTTACTAGAACAACAGTATACGCTAATGTTAAAAACGTCTCTGGAGGAGAA